CCTCTGGCAATTCATCACCGTCCTCATAATAAGTGGCAGATTGCGCCTCGTGATGCCACACCGCCATCTGGTCGAGGTTGGTCATCACGGTGCCTTTGACTAAGCCTGTGATACGGTTTCCATCTGTTGCTTGTGACCATCGTGCAAGGTGTCCACCGTTGTAACTAACAGTTGTACCAGATACAGAGATGTTTCCTTCGGCTGTGCCAGCTTGATAAAAAATTACTAAGTTACCATCGTCAGCAAGTCGGTTTATTTCCAACGCTTCGCCGCCGCTGCGAGTGAATTGCGCCACATCGACATCCCCACGCAAAGCCAACCCAGCAGTCCCAATACCGTCAGCCGTTTTGCCAATATTTAGGTTCCCACCTGATGTAAGGCGCATCCGTTCTGCGGCATTTGCGTTGAACAACATTGCATTTGATGAGTGGTCGTATTCTAGCCTACCCACATCAATGTCGTCAGGGTCGCCAAAATAAATAATGGCCTTTTTATCATTCGGGGTCAAAAACTGGAGAACAGCGTGATTGTTTTTCTCAAGGGTCAACACGCCACCTGACACTGCGTCAACAGTGCCAGCAGAACTTGTGTGGATGTGCATTGTTGTGTCTGGTGACGCAGTTCCAATGCCAAGTTCATCAAGATTGCCTGCACCTTCGCCAGTGATTTTTGTCAGTGCCATCTACTTATCCTTATGCGTAAGGGCTATCGCCAAGTACGCTTGTATCCCAAGCTGCCTTGAGTGCCGCAATGTCAGCAGCGTTAGTGATTGCAGAAGCGGCAGGTGCATTACGCAGTGCAGTCTTCTTAGTCACAGATGCAGCTTGTGCGTCACTGTCACCAGCCTCAAGTGCCTTCATGTACACGACATCCTCTGCATCAAGCAGTGGCTTACGAACCTCACGGATTTTGTCCTTGAAGATTGTTTTGGCTGCTGTCATGTCTTCTGAAATAACAGAACCAGAAAGTGACCACGCACCACGAAAGTGACGATCAGATGGAACGGTAGCGGTTGACGCATCAATCTGGTTACCGTCCTTGTCTACGATATATGTTGTTGCCATCAGGTTTCTCCTTATGCGGCTACAGTTTCATCAGTGGCTAGGTCTTCACTTATCTTCCAAGCATTGCGCCACTCACGAGTCGCTGGAAGCTGTTCCTTGCGGCAGATCACCATCTTAGGTTTGTTGCCTTCATTCCAAGACCGCCATACAGACTGTGGGCAGTCCTTCATAATCAAATACTCAATCGCCTGTTCTTCTGTCATTGCATCGACAGGCTTGGTGTTGTGCAACAGGTAGCCACGAGTGTGCTTCGTAAAGCCCTCTTCGGCCTCGTCCTTTGCTAGTTCCCAGTACACTTCGACAGGTGGCAGGATACCGCCCTGAAGCGCACACGCCATCCAGTTAGGATCAGGCACAAGTATCTTGGCGCACTCGTCAACGCTGTCCTCATAAACTACACGATAGTCTGACTGATGTGGTTCAAGGTTTTCCTTTGCCCAGCATAGTCTGTCAAATAGGTGTGTGCCTTGAAACTGTGGTGTCACTGTCATGCGAGGTCTCCGTGAATATTAGCCGTCCACTTGGCTTGGTCTAATGCTGAAGCACTTGTATTAAATGCTCTGCCCTTCAGCAAAGCAGTTGTATTAGCGTAAAAATTATTAAATGTGTGGTCTGCACTATCATCTTGTCTATTAGTTCCAAGACCTACAGAGTAATTTACATTTCCCATTGCACTGGAGTAGTTAATTTGATAATTAGCCGTGCCTAAATCTGCACCACTAGAAACATTTAAACTACCATTAAGTCCAACCGTGTCAGTGCCTTTCCAGTTAACCCAAACTTTAGCACTACCACCCACAACGTACTGCGTATCCAGCGACCCTGCGGTGCTGTGTTCTAGGGTATCTGCTTTGATTTTTCCTAGTGCCATTATGCGAGGTCTCCGTGAAATTGACTGTCAACTCCTGCATCATCTGTTAGTGCGCCTGTATCTGTTCTAAAAGATACAATACTTACGCTGTTAGTAGCAGGTTGGTGGCTTACACCTCTGTTTGACACATCCGCATCTGTTAAACTAAAACGTGATGACCCAGCGGAAGAATAATTTGCATTTGCAAAAGAATTGGTAAATGAACAGGTAAATCTACCTGTAGCATTATCCGTTATGCTTGCAGTATTAAAACTGTCACTTATAGATGCACCGCTAAAACTTAAATTGTTCCACGCCTTCGCCAACCCCTGCTGCAAGTTTGTGGTTGTGCTGTTACCCTCACCCGTGACTACAATAGAGCCAGCAGTGCTAGTACCAGTCAGCGTGTTTACAAGAATGGTACTCATGCGAGGTCTCCCAAAAGACTTGCGCCAATTTCTGTGTCAATAAAAGTGCTACCGTCAGTCCCTGATGTAATATCTAATTCATAAGCATTAGTCGCAGTCATAGACGTACCACCGCCTGTTCCCTTAATTCTTGAAGTTCTGTAAGTGGCAATGTGCAAGACACTAAAAGTTGTACTCATTGCGTTTGTTAAAAACGGCTTGTAATCGCCTGTACCCGTGTCCGTAACAGAACTTGTATTGAAACTATTTTCAATTTCATTTGATGTATTGCCATCAAACCAGACAAAATGTTTAGCCGCCTGTTGCTTAGTCAGCGTAGCCGCACCACCGCCTGTACTCTGAATGGTATCTGCTTTTAATGTACTCATAGCGTCACCAATGTCCCGCCGCTTTCAACGGTCAGGGTTACGCCACTGGCTACAGTAAACGGGCCAGTCACGTTAGCGTTCTCAGTTGCAAGGATGGTTGTGTTCGCCGTCAACGACTGTGCATTGGTACGAAACAGGCCACCACCCTTGAAGTTGCCCTTGTTCTCAGCAGCGGGTGTTACCGTACCTAATGTTTTACCGAGGTAATTAACAAAGATGTTGTTTCCGGAACTGCTAGAAGGCGCTGCACTAAACGTAAGCGTGGTGCCATTCGGCACGGTGTAAGCATCTCCGGCTTCCTGAATAACGCCGTCTACGGAAACCAGTATGCTTTGCGCGGAGCTTACAGAAGTCGTAAGGGTAAACGTGGTTGTGCTACCATCACCGCTAAACTCTTGAACAGCAGGGATGCTCTCAAAGTTCGTAGCAGGATTATTACCATAATACGGCATTAGGTGATCTCCATAATACTCGCTACTGTGTCAAGGCTGTTAGCCGTGTCAGAATTTAAAATAAGGCTATGCCCCGTTTCCATAACCACTTTGTTACCTGCCATATACTCAAAGCTAGACGAGGCGGGGATAGGTATATCTTTAGCAAGATGTACCACCTGTCCAGCGTTGAGCTTAATGTCCACGGTAATTTGACTTGTTGTCGTATTCGCTAGAGTCAGGCCAATAACAACCGTAGTTGTGCTACTAGGAACGGTGTAGACGGTCATGTCATTAGCCGCGACTACATTCGACCCGTTGAACACCTTGTTCTTAAACGTGTTAGCCATGACCCTACCCCTTAACCTACATCGTCAAGTAAAGCGATAACAATGGCGTTGGCTGACGCATCACCAGTGCCATCAATATCGGCTGAAATAGCGTGAAGATCTGCAACAGTCACATTAGGCAATCGGCAAAACCATGTCTGTGACGGGCCAATGAAGATACCGTCCGCAAGGTTATGAGCCGCTGTACCCGCATCAATCGAAAGCATGATACCGTCCGCAGTAGACTGATTCTGGACAAACAAGAACTTTACCTTGTCGCCCGTTGCAACCGCTGTCGGAGCCGTATCTTGGTCAACTGCCGTATAATCAAGAAATGATCCTGCAATCAAATCAGCCGAAGTGGTCGTAACAATCGTCTTTTTGTAATACCACTTGTCGTTTGCATCATCAGGAGTAACTGTCATACTCCCAGATAGCGTTGTCGCTATCTCATCTGGCAACATCGTTGCCGAAATTGAAATACTCGCTGCGTTTGCCATGATTTACTCCTATCCCAAAGCTATGGCTAAAGCCGTTGCCGAACCCGCAACGTCTGCATTGTTTGTTAACTGAAGGCTGTCGCCAACACTGACTACACCTCCGCCGGACCCAGCCCCATCAGCAAACAAGATTTCCGTGTTGCCGTTCGCAATGGTTACTGTGGTTCCTGTACCCTGCTTGATCTGTGCGCTGCGGCTACCAGTAAGGGAATTTTTGATAATAAAGAATTTAGAAGCAGTGTTTGGCGCAATCGTTACTACGTTA